GAAAGTATGGAGTTCAAACTTTAATTGATAAACTACTTCAAGTCTTTAAGTATCAAGAAATAGAAGATCCTAATGCTATATTGTGGATAAGAGAAAAAACTAAATTTATAACTTTCCTTGCTAATAAATTAACTGATCTTTATTCTGATAATAAAGTTCAACAAGTTAAGACAGATCAAAGTATAAAAATTTCTTGGGAAGATAATCAAGATGATTTAATTGATGTATCAGAGGATATAACTGATATACCCTCTGATAATAAAGATTAATTTAATCCTCTGTTCTTTTTATATTAATAATTAATTCTATTTCAGAACTATAAGGATGATTTAATTCCTCATATTCTTCTAAAAAAGAAATCATTTTTTTTAATCTATTTCCGTCTTTACTTTTAACTGTTGTAAGTAATTGATTTTTTAATGTCTTATTTCCTTTGTATTCATTTCCATAAGAATTAATTGTGTATTTATCTATATACATATTTCCCTTTCTTTTTGTTGTTATATTTTCTTTGCCACATATTGAAAAACAGGATCATGATTTGTTGATCCATGTCTCAATCTTTTTTGAAATAATACTACTGTTTTATTTTCTGCACACCTCATAAAAAGATTTGCAATATCTTTTGTAGTATTACTGTGAAACCTATCTCTTGCAAGATAACCCTCATGATATGTTATTGATTCGTTAGATTGTGCTGTTTGTAGCCATGTCTCGTATTTGCTTAACATTTTTTTCTACCTCTTTTTGTTTGTTGTTATTGTTGTCAATATTTTCTTGAGTAAGTTTTATTAGCTGCATAACTTGACCGCTTAATAAATCCTCATCATCAAAAAATTTTTTAAAGTTTAGCTGCATATATTTTTACCAATTCAAACCATTTTTTTTTATATACTTCCTTGATACCTTGATCATTTGCTTTGTTATAAGCATTTGCAAGTTTATTTAACTTGTCAACACCCTCAAAAAATATCTGATCTTTTTGTTTTTTTTCTTTTTGTTTTTGCTCGTATCTTTTAGCTTTGTTGCTGTCATGCAATTCAAAGTGTTCTGGTGTTAATTGTACCATGTTATCCTCTTTTATTTTTCATTAATAATTTCAACTAATATTTTAAATTCTTCAACTGGATCGTGTTGTGTTTCATCCCATATTTCAATATTAGTTTTTAATATTTTTTTTATTTTTTCCAGTTTATCTTTATATGGGTTAATAACTTCAAATGCTCGGTCATAACCTCTTTTTTCTGCAAGATTCTCATCTTCCCATATATTTAAACCTGCACTTTCACATTCTTGTATTATACATTCCTCAACTTCGAATGAAGGTGTCATATCATTAATACAAAAATAATGTTCTGGTAGTTTATATTTTTCTTTTTCTGTTGTTGTCATGTTATTCCTCGCTTTCTGTTTTTAAATCTTCTAAATATAAATCATCTAATTTACAATTAGAACACCAATAAGTTTTGTCATTCCAAACTTCATCATATTCTATTTTATTTGATTTACAATCTGGACAAGTATAAGTTTTCATTTATTCCTCGCTTTCTATATTGTTATAATCATTACTATCATTAAAAATAAAAATACTACGCAACAATAAAAATTTACACTAGACATTTTGACTCACTTTCTTTTTTATATTGCTCATAACTTTTAGCCTTTGAATTAATAATCTTGCAATATTCCTGGATATAATACTCATGATCATATTCATTTTTAATAATTTTATTAATTTCATCTATTCTTTTATCTTTCCAATCTTTATTGCTCATTTAATAACCTTTCTATTTTTTTTAATGTTTCTTTTTGTTTGTTTATTATTTCAACAGTTTGTATATCATTTAAACTTTTTTCAACTTTATCTAATTTTAAAGCTCTCAAAAAATGATCGATATGCATATTTCCAAACTTAATATTGATACCCTTAGATTTTGAATAATAATAATTATTTTCTAAAGTTTCTGTTGTGTCTTTCGCAATTGCTTTGTTATCAATTATGCTTTGTATTTTTACTATCTCATTTAATGTCATTATTGTACCCTTTCAATTATGTTGTTTTTAATTGTAATTTTTGCGAACCATTTACGATCAACATCGCAACCAATCACAATGCCGTTTTCTGTGTACTCATCCTTAAAAATATTAGTTTCCGAATAATCTAGCTCAGACCCTATATTGTTTTTAAGCTCTTTTTTTGTCTTATAGTATAACTGTATTGTCATTTTTTCTTATCCTTTCATTGTTTATTTTAGATCAACTACAAACCCAGAATTATCTCGGTCAAGTTTACCCTGTTTATTTAAAGTTAATTTCTCTTTAAGACCTACAACCACATTTTTATCATCTAAGAAGCGTAAATCATGCTCATCACCATTTATAACTTTAAATCCTTTATATGTTGTTGGTAGTTTATTTCTAAAAACTACAGCAACATTTCCTCCATTTTTTAATACTTGAGTTGATTGGAAATCGTTTTCTTCATTTCTTGAAAATGTTAAATGATAATTACTAGGCATTGAACCCTTTAAATATTTAATCATTCTTTTAAAATGCTTTGTGTAATCGTAAAATTGCACATTAGGAAATAAATCAAATATTTTGTGATTCTCCCACATAATATCTGAAGTTGTATTTAATCTAATGACAGGTTTTAAATCATGTTTTTTGCAATTAATTTCATGATTTCTAATCTCTTTAGTTATCATATGTAAAAATTTTGCTCTATCTTTAAAATACAATTGAGTTCTATTAACCCTGCCTAATGTTTTTTGAGGCATAAAAACTGGATTTCCTGCTTCATGTAAACAAGCTTCTCTACAACCTTTTGAAGCACTTGCACAAGTATTAAACCCAGATATTGAGGCAGGTGCAAGATTTAATCTTTTAATCCAATATTTTTTTAAACTTTCTATTTTTAAGTTTTTATCAGTTTTTGGATTGCCATTTGTAAACATTAACTTAGTCAAGTCATGATATGTAGGCTTTATTTTTTGTAGTGTCATATTTTCCCTTTTGTTTTTATTTATAATTATACTATCATTAAGTTTTTATAATTGGTCATATTGTCGCATATTAAATGCTCCATAAATGCAAAATATAAAGCCATAAACAGCTTAAAAAAGCTGTAGTAAATATAAAAAATATACTTCCTATAATTAAGTCTTTTTTATTCATCTTTAAACCTTCCTATAAATTTAATGTTGTTTTTTTGCTCTATTGATTTAAAAAATTTATTACAATTTCTTAAATAATTTTTGCTCAAATCTTTATGATCACAAATAAAGTAATTTAAAAGATTGTTTTTTTTAGATCGTATTTTTTTCATTATTGACCCCAAATTAAAACTTCTCTTTTTTTACAATTATCTTGATCAATCCATTTAATAAAATCATGATATAAACTAAATTTAGAAGTATTATCATTTTTACATAATTGATTTAATGTTATGGATTTGAAGTGATCCCCATAACCATATTGAAACGGAATTTTTAAAACTTCATTGTTTTTTAAATTTGTTATTTGAACGCTAAAATAAGTATTTCCATTTATTTTATCACGCCATTTTTTACTATGAGCAATATATTTAATCATTTTATAACCTTTCTTTTTTGTTTGTTTAATTAAATTTAATATATTGATTAATTAATGTAAGTTGACAAATTGACGCAGTTTATAGTTTATAATTATTCTAAGTTTATTATTGTTAAGTTGTGAGATTAAAAGATTAAGTGTTAAGATTGTTTTAAATGTTGGAGTTAATAAAGTTACTATCCTATTATATCAAGCCGTCAATTTTTTTTATGCGATATAACAAACGGCTTTATTATTTCCGATAATTAATAGTTATAGGAATAACTAACGATAACATTTCTTATCATTAGTAATATTTTACAGCTAGATTGCTTTTTTTTTAATCTTGACCCCCCCCTATACCGCCAGACGCACCTGCTGTTTATTATATATATATACATGGGACTCGAGGACACCTTTATACACACCCACACCTTTTACTTTCAATAACCTCAAAATAAACTATATGTAGTATATGAACTATTTTTCATCAGAAGATCTAGATTGTGTTTGTTTTATTGAAGAAAAAACCAATAATGTTGTAATTAAATTTTTTGGTATGCCTAATAATGAGTCTGCACAATTATTTACATCTTACATTATGATGACATTAGGATTTGAATATACACCTTTTAATGAAGAGAATTATAGCAAATCAATTCATTAGTTATGGATATTAAAATACCCTATACACCTAGGAAGCACCAGGCTTACTTACACAAACAAATAGATAAGCACAGATGGAATGTATTAGTTTGCCATAGAAGGTTTGGCAAAACAGTATGTATGATATTGCATGGGATTACATGAAACAGTTTACCGCCAAGATACCCCACACCAAGTTTAACGAGACAGAGCTGCGTGTAGATTTACCAAATGGCTCTCGTATTACCTTGCTAGGCTCAGAGTCTCCAGATGGATTAAGAGGTATATATCTAGATGGTTGTGTGATTGATGAATATGCGAATGTAAACAGTAAGCTATTTCCAGAAATAATTAGACCAGCATTATCAGATCGTAAAGGTTATTGTGTATTTATAGGAACACCAATGGGAATGAACAATAACTTCTATGAACTATACCAACACGCACAAGGAGCTGATGATTGGTTCAACTACAAGGCAAAAGCTAGTCAAACAAAGATTGTTGATGAAGAAGAGTTGGTCAAGGCAAAAGAGGTAATGGGTGAAAAGAAGTATCAGCAAGAGTTTGAGTGTGATTGGATAGCAAACATAGAAGGTGCAGTATATGGAGACATCATTGCAAAACTAGATGATGATAAACAATTAACTAGAGTTCCCTACGATCCTGCACTACCTGTATCAACATCTTGGGATCTCGGTGTCTCCGACCACAGTAGTATAATATTTTATCAGCAGCTTGGAAGAAGCATAAGCATTATTGATTATCATGAAGAAAGAGGTCAAGGTTTACCTCACTATGTGCAGCTTGTTAAAGACAAGGAGTATGTCTACAAAGATCACTTTGCACCACATGATATTGAAGTTACCGATTTTGGAAATGGTAAGACCAGGAGAGAGGTCGCATACCAATTAGGAATTAGGTTCAAGGTAGTTCCAAAAATTCCACTAGAAGATGGCATACACGCTACCTCAATGATCTTGCCGAGATGCTGGATTGATACTGACCATTGCAAAAAGTTGATAGATGCGTTAAGACATTACCACAGGAAGTACATTGACAAAAATAGAATGTTCAGATCGAAACCTGTGCATGATTGGAGTTCACACGCTTGTGATGCAATGAGGTATCTAGCTGTTGGACTACAAGAAATTAATACTAGACAATCAGCTCCACAAAGTGTAGCAGATAATAGTTACAGGATTATATAATTATGGGATCAATATTTAGACCAAAACCACCAGCATTACCGCCAGTTCAACCTGCACCAGAACCACCTCCAGCAGAAATTTCTGCGGAGGAAAAAGAAAGAATTGCAAAAGAACAGGCAGCAGTTGAAAGAAGAAGAAAAGGTAGAAAGTCTACAATACTTACTGGACCACTTGGTATACAAGAAGATAAAGATGAAAAGTTAGAAACTTTATTAGGTAAATAAATGTTTGAAAAAATTAAAAAAATTTTTAAAAGAAAACCAAAAGAAAAACCTTTAGTGTTAAAAAATGAAATAAGAACTTACGAAAAAAAAATAGATCATAGCACAGACATATCTTTTGAAAATGAAATTAAAAAACCAAAAGTAAAAGAAACTAAAGAAACAAAATCATCACTAACATTTGGAGAATAGCATGGGAGCAGGAGGAGCATCAACAGGCGGAGGTAGAGGTGGAGTTGGACCAGCTGGAAGAAAAACAAGTGGAGCTTACGGAACTGCAAAAGATGCAAGAAGAACTTCAAGAAGAAATGAAGCTAGAAGTGCTGTTAAAAAAGCTGCTGAGTTTATAGCAACAGGTGGAATTACTGGTGCAGTTATAAGAAGTTTATCAAATAATACAGGTTCAACAAAAACTTCTCCAGCAATAGGATATTCTGAAAAAGGAAGAGAAAGTGGTGGTGGACAAACTATAATTAAAAAAACTGCTGGTGGTCAAACAATACAAACAACAGCACCTACACAAGCTGAAGTATCACAAAGTGCTGCAGCAGATGCAGAAGCATATGATTTAAGAAAAACAAAAAAAAGAGGAAGATCAATGACAATATTAAGTTCTTCAAAAGGTACAAGACCAACAGATAAATTAACATTAGGTAAACCAAGTTTATTAGGATCATAATGGCAAGAACAGATTTAAGTAAAAGTTTATTATCAAGATACGAAAAGCTAGAAGGTCAAAGACAAAATTGGGAAACGCATTGGCAAGAAGTTGCAGATTATATGCAACCAAGAAAAGCAGATGTAACTAAAACCAGAGCTAGAGGTGATAAACGAATGGAACAAATTTTCGACTCATCACCAATACAAGCAGTAGAATTATTAGCAGCATCATTACATGGTATGCTAACAAATCCATCAACACCTTGGTTCACCTTAAGATTTAAAGATGAAGATATTGATAACGAAGAAGAAGCAAAAATTTGGTTAGAGTCTGCAACAGATGCAATGTATACAGCATTTAACAGATCAAACTTTCAACAAGAAATATTTGAATTGTATCATGACTTAATTACTTTCGGAACTGCTGCAATGTTTATTGAAGAAGATGATGAAGATATAATTAAATTTTCAACAAGACATATCAACGAAGTATTTATTGCAGAGAACGACAAAGGTAGAATAGATACAATATTTAGAAGATTTAAAATATCTGCAAGAGCTGCAGTACAAAA